AAATACAATAAAAGATGCACTAATATATAGGGACGACAATGATAAAGCTTAAAGACATATTAAACGAAGGCGTATACGATCCAGGTATATTTAAAGCAGTGTTTACTGCAGGAGGCCCAGGTAGTGGAAAATCCTATGCTGCATCATCACTTTTCGGGATGCCAGAAAAAATGCCGTTTGTTTCAGCACAAGGATTAAAAGCCGTCAACAGCGATAAGTACTTTGAAACATACTTACAGATGAAAGGATTGAGCCAAGATATAGCCAAGCTCAACCCTGCAGAATATGAGCAGGCAATGGCATTGAGAACAAAGAGCAAAAAGGTTAGAGACGCTGCACTTAAAAATTATATAAATGGAAGACTCGGACTTCTTATTGATGGTACTGGTAAGAATTATCCTAATATAGCAAGCCAAAAAAAGAAACTAGAATCAGTAGGCTATGATTGTTTTATGGTGTTTGTAAACACAGACTTAGACGTTGCTCTTGAAAGAAACCATAACAGAGAGCGAACTTTGCCAGTTGAGTTGGTAAAAAAATCCTGGCAGGCTGTTAACAATAATTTGGGGAAATTCCAAGCATTGTTCGGTGCGACTAATATGTTGATTGTAGACAACAGCGAATATAAAGATTTTGTAAAAAATGTAAAGTCAGCTGCAAGAGAATTTGTGAAAAGACCAGTACAGAACCATGTTGCAAAGAAATGGATTAAAAAAGAATTGGAGCTTAGGAGATCATGAGTTTAGGAAACTGGTTGGCAGAAAATATAATTAAAGAAGATTCAGATATAAAGACGATAGTTGCAATATATCCTGGTAGGTTTCAACCTATGGGGGCTCATCACGCTAAAGCATATAAATGGCTGCAATCTAAATTTAAAGACGCATACGTTGGAACAAGTGGCAAGGTAGACTTACCTAAATCACCATTTTCTTTCAGCGAAAAGAAGAAGATAATAAATTCCCATGGAATATCCAAAGTGGTTCAAGTAAAAAATCCATATAAGGCTGAAGAGATTCTAAAAAAATATGATCCAAAAACAACCGCAGCTGTATTTATGGTTGGAGAAAAAGATGCAGGTAGACTTAAAGGGAAGTTTTTTCAGCCCTGGAAAGGAAATGCAAGCATAGGATATAAAGAAGGCGCATATTTGATAATTGCACCACACGTTTCAATGAAAGTGCCAGGTTATGGTGAGATGAGCGGTACTGCTATAAGAAAAGCTCTAGGTGACAAAGAGTTAGATAAAAAGCAAAAAACTAAAATATTCAAAGGTATATTCGGTCATACAAAAAACTACGATTTGATAACAAATAAGTTAGAAAAATTAAGTGAAATTGTTGAAGGCTTCTGCCATTATTTTAATATACCTAAATTATTAAAGGAAAATAAAACTACAGCAGGAGGCAGCCACGTAGACGATGGACCTAGAGGGTATTGGGGAAATCAAAAATCTTGGAAGAAGTTTGGTAAAAATATAGAAAAATATATAAATCCTGGAATGGAAGTATTAAGTTACTTAACTGGCGATGAAGAATTTTTCGATCACAAAACAGAGTTTAAAAAAGATATGACAGGTGGACCAACAGGGGCAGTATCGTATTTTCCGGCTGGAATTCCAGGAGGTCATGGAGGTACAAACTTACTTAGAGACAAGAGAGGTAGATCGGCTTTTGATAGATGGGCAAGTTGGTCGAAGTATATTGCAACCTGCGTTGGATATGAATTTGTAAATTACATGGGAGCTGAAATATCTATACCACAAACTAAAAGCGAACCGTTAAAAAAACTAAAGGGAGGAGACCTTATGAAAGAAGGCTTGCTTTTAGAAGGTGGAGCTTATGGCCACATGTCTCACCCATTCGATGATAGAGGCCTGACATTTGGAGACTTCAAAGAGATAATCAATATAGCACTACAGGGTAAGCTAGATTTGGAAGAAAAAGCTACTGAAAAAACCGATGGTCAGAATTTGTTTATTACTTGGAACAATGGTTTACGAGCAGCTAGAAACGGAGGCGATATTAAAAAAGGTGGTGTCGATTCTAAATCAATAGCTAAAAAGTTTTCCGGTAGAGGTAATATTGAAAAAGCTTTTAATTATGCAATGAACGATTTGACAAAGGCTATAAGTAGCTTAAACGACAAGCAGAAGAAAAAAATATTTGATGATGGAAACAACTGGGTTAACATGGAAATAATGTACCCGGCGTCTTCAAACGTAGTAAGCTATGATGCTCCCAACTTGCAGTTCCACAATGTATTACAGTACAAAGACGGCAACGCTGTGGGGGCTGTTATAGACGGAGGTAGAACTCTTGCAGGGATGATAAAACAAGTTGATGCGAATGTACAAAAGAACTTTAGCATAATAGGCCCACAGTTTTTAAAAGTCAACCCACACCAGGATTATGCTGCAAAAAAACCATATTTTTTAGGAAAGCTAACTAAGCTTATGTCGGCGTACAAAATGAAAGACTCATCAACATTTGCAGAATATCATCAAGCTTGGTGGGAAGAATTTGTAGACAAAAATGTAGGAACTACTGACAACAACATAAAAATAGGCTTGGTTAAAAGGTGGGCATTTTCTGACAAGTCGTTTAGGCTTAGCGGCAAGACGATAGCTGATGTGAAAGTTTTAGCAGCTGCAGTTAAGTTCGATAAACTCAAGCATGCAGACCAGGTAAAAAAGAATATGCTGCCATTTGAAAAACTTTTCTTCGAACTAGGTGCGGAGGTGCTTAAAAACGCAGAAGGCTTTTTGGCAGCAAATCCAGACAAGGCAGTTCAAAATATAAGAAGTCAGATAAAATCAGCTATATCGATTGTAAAGAAGGGTGGCGACTTGAAAAAATTAAACAGACTATCTCAGCAGCTAAACAAGTTAAACTCTATAGGAGGCATGGATTCTATAGTACCTAGCGAAGGGTTGGTGTTTGTATATAAAGGTAAGACATATAAATTAACAGGAGCATTTGCTCCAATAAACCAAATTACGGGAATGATATATTTTTAAGGTTATGAAGAAAATTAAACAAGATAAAGTACAGAGAATGAGAAATTTAGTTACAGGAGACTATGGTGCTAAAACTCAAAAAAGATCAGGTTATAGAAAGTATAGTAAAAAATACAGCGAAGGTGAAGAATGGGAAGAAGATGGTAAGAAGTGGACTCTGAAAAGAGGTGTCAAGCAAAATCTGACAAAACTTAAAGACGCCCGTGATTATGGTAAAATACCTTTGAGCTGCCCAAAGTGTAGCGAAGCTATGAGCAGGGCCCAGCACAAATTTATGTTTAAACACTATGGCCATTGTTTATATTGTCAAACTAATGTAGAACATGAAAAAAAGAGAGAAGGTACATATAACCAGTGGGTTATTGAAAATGTAAAGAAAAACTTTGAAAAATGGAAGGAAGAAAAAAGACAGAGATTTAGTTTGTGGTTGGAAGAAGTTGATTCTAAAAACTATATAACTGAAGCTGGCCAGATTGAAGACTGGAGTAACATGTCTGAATCTGCAAAGAAAGATGTCGTCGGAAGGTTTGAAAACCATATCGCTGACGAAGAAGAGAAAATGAATAAACTTATAAACGAAGAAACAATATAAAGGAACACAACATGAAAACAATATGGAAAGTATTATTAGGAATAGGTGCAGTAATAGCTGGCATCTTAACAGTATCATCTAAAGTAAATAAGAAGAAATTTAAAAAAGATGTTAAAGAGAATGAAGTTAAAGTTAAAGCTGTACAGACTAAAAAGAAGGTTGTTAAAAAAGCGAAAGCTGTCACAAAGGCCAAAATAAAAACTGCAGACGTCAAGATCAAAAAAACAAAAGCAAAAGTTAAAAGCACAGCAACTGCAAAAGCTAAGACTAAAGATTTTAAAGAAAAATATAGGAGTAAAAAATAATGAAAAAGATATTATTAACACTAGTATTGGGGTTAGGTTTACTAACTGCTAATGCACAGATAGACAGATTAGCAGGACCAAGAATTGGATTTACATTACTAACACATGGTAGTTCAGCAGACTTTATCAATGATAGGTCATCTGAATATAATGGCTTTGATGAGGTTTATACAGAAGGTCAGAAGATGGGATTCATATCTCAATATGGTTGGCAATGGGAAACAAGATTTGTAGACAATGGTGAAGTAGCAGGATTGGTTGAATGGGTAATTGTAGTAGGCGGAATGGAACAGGGGATGTTTTTACCTGCATTGTCATCTTTGGTAGGAATAAGAACAGGCAGCGGATTAGAAGCAGCAATAGGACCTAACTTATCTTTATCAGGTATTGGTATGGTATTTACAATAGGAAAGAACTTCAAATCAGGAGACTTAAACTTTCCAGTAAATATAGCATTTGTACCAGGTAAAGCTTCTGCATGGGGTGATGGCGGAGAACCTACAGGAGCTAGAATATCATTGATACTTGGATTTAATATGAGCAAATAATGAAAAGAATAATACTAATATTACTATTACTGGCAGGGTTTAATACAAAAGCACAGGATACAGTCAGTATACCTCAACATGAGTTAGATGAGTTCTTCAATGCTCTAGATACTATAGAATACCAAGACAGTATAAAGTCAGTGTTAATAAACGACTTAGAGTTTCAGATTATAAACTATAAAACACTTGCAGATCAGGACAGTACTCTGTTGTTGTATCATAGACAAGAGATAAGTTTGCTTAATGAGCAGATAAAACTATATAGCGATAGACTGAAAGTTGTAGACAAGTGGTATAATAAAAGATGGGTAGGTACGCTTGCGGGTGTTATAGGGACTATAGCAATAGTTCATGTAATTGACTACTCATTACCTCAATAAACTAAAAACATATATATTTATATATACAGGTTATGGCAAATAAAACAATAAAAGAAGCTTTAGTAGAAGAGTATATTAGATGTTCTCAAGATCCTATATATTTTATGCGAAAGTACTGTTACATACAGCATCCTATGAAGGGGAAGATAAAGTTTGATTTATTCCCGTTTCAAGAATCTTCACTTACAGAACTTACAACTAAAAGATTTAACATAATTCTTAAATCTAGACAGATGGGTATATCAACACTCACTGCCGGCTTAACGGTATGGAGTATGGTATTTAATGAAGACTTTAATGTTTTAGTTATTGCAATAAAACAAGACACTGCAAAGAATCTTATAACCAAGATAAGAGTTATGCATGAGATGTTACCATCCTGGTTGAGAGTAGGTACAGAAGAAGACAACAGACTTTCTCTTAGACTTAGAAATGGCTCTCAAGTAAAAGCAGTGTCATCTTCACCAGATGCTGCAAGATCTGAAGCGCTGTCGTTGCTTATAATTGATGAAGCTGCATTTATACAAAACATAGATGAGATATGGACATCAGCTCAGCAAACTTTAGCTACAGGTGGTAAGGCAGTTATGCTTTCAACTCCAAATGGTACTGGTAATCTCTTTCACAAGACTTGGCAAGAGGCTGAGAGAGGTGACGGAAGGTTTAACCCTATAAAGCTCCACTGGACAGACCACCCTGAAAGAGACCAAGAGTGGAGAGATCTACAATCAGAATTGTTAGGTGAGAAGATGGCAGCACAGGAATGTGATTGTGACTTCATAAGTTCGGGAGCGACTGTAATACCTGGTGAGTTGCTACAATGGTATACAGATAATATGTGCACTGAGCCAATTGAAAAAAGAGGCCCAGGCGAAGAGACTTGGATTTGGGAATATCCAGATTATGCAAAAGCTTACATGGTAGTAGCCGATGTCGCTAGAGGTGACGCATCTGACTACTCTGCGTTTCACGTAATAGAGATAGAAACAATGTCTCAAGTTGCAGAATTTAAGGGTCAGATAGGAACAAAAGAGTTTGGTAATATGCTAGTAAACGTTGCAACGGAATATAACGAAGCACTATTGGTTGTTGAGAACGCAAACATAGGGTGGGCAGCTATACAGCCGGCAATAGATAGAGGATACAGAAATCTCTATTATACATACAAACACGAAGGTGTTCATGATGCTGCAACTCAACTAAGTAAGGGTTATGACTTGAAAAACAGGGAAAACATGACACCAGGATTTACAACATCATCCAGGACCAGACCCCTTTTGATATCAAAACTTGATATTTATTTTAGAGAAAAGGCATGTGTTGTCAAATCACAGAGACTTATCGATGAGCTGTTTGTTTTCATTTGGAATGGACACAAAGCAGAAGCTCAAAGAGGTTATAATGATGATTTGACTATGGCTTTTTCAATAGCAATGTATGTTAGAGACAACGCTCTGCGATTACAAAGTGAAGGGTTGGCTATGAATAAGAATGCTATAAACAATATAGTTAATACAAGAGGTGCATACAAAAGTAATAACTTTCAAGGTGAAAACCCTTGGAAACAAAGAATAGGAAATGATGACGAAGATTTAACTTGGTTATTATAAGGTTATAAAGGAAAAGAAAACATGGCAGATAAAGCAGACAAAACATTTTTCGGAAGATTAAAGCGAGTGTTCTCAACAGGAACAATAGTTAGAAGAACAAGCGATGGGTTGAAAGTTGCAGATTTAAGCAAAGTTCAATCAAATACTAAGTTAGCAACTAACAGACTTATAGATAAATATAATAGAATATATAGCCACAATCAAACAGGTGGATATAACCAACAGGCCAACTTTCATACGCTAAGACTGCAGCTATACACTGACTATGAAATAATGGATGAGGACTCAATAATCTCATCAGCTCTAGACATATACGCAGACGAGTCAACACTCAAAAACGAATACGGAAATGTACTTACAATAAACTCTGAAAATGATAAGGTGCAAAAAGTATTGCATAATTTATTTTACGATGTACTTAACATAGAATTTAACGCTTGGCCTTGGATAAGAAACATGTGTAAATATGGCGACATGTATTTGAAACTAGACATAACAGAAAAAGTCGGTGTAACAAATGCAGTACCAGTATCATCTTACGAGATGTTTAGAAACGAAGGTTTAGATCCAGCAAATCCTGATGTTGTACAGTTTGCACATGATCCTTCAATGGGAGGTCAATCAGGCCCCGGGAATTCAAAGACTATAGCTGAATACGATAATTATGAGGTAGCACATTTTAGGTTGCTTAACGATATGAATTTCTTACCTTATGGAAAGTCGATGATAGAATCTGCAAGGAAAACATACAAACAGCTGACGTTAATGGAAGACGCTATGTTGATTCACAGAATCATGAGGGCTCCAGAAAAACGAATATATAAAATAGATATAGGTAACATACCACCCAATGAAGTTGACACATATATGCAGAGAGTTGTGAATCAGATGAAAAAGACTCCATACATAGATCCAGCAACTGGCCAGTACAATCTAAAATTCAATATGTCAAATATGATGGAAGATGTTTATTTGCCTGTTAGAGGTGGGAGCTCGGGTACTGAAATAGATACTATGTCAGGAATGGAGTTTGGAGGAATTGACGATATAGAATATTTAAAACACAGAATGTTTGCTGCATTAAAAATACCTAAAGCTTTCTTAGGATATGAAGAAGGTGTTGAAGGTAAAGCAACTCTGGCAGCACAAGATGTAAGATTTGCTAGAACAATAGAAAGAATACAAAGAATATTTATTTCAGAGTTAACTAAAAT